AGAGCGTAACATAAGCTGACTCAACCATAGACTTAACAAGTTGCATATCCTTACGGTTTGCTGCCATATAGATCTCTCTGAATAATGTACCAAGTCTAAGAGAGTAATCTCCTGGCAGATTTATTAGTGGTTCAAACTTGTCTGGCAATTCTTCTGATTCCCAGAAGTGATCAATTGCTTCAAATGAGTTATCAAATACCTCACCGCAGGTCTCACATACTTTCATGTTTATATCCCTGCTTATATCATCCACTAAGTTTGGCTCTATCTCTAATGAATCCTGCTCCGAATTTTGTATATGCACTGTTCACATCCTCTCCGTCTGGCAGTTGTATGATAGTAACGGGTAATTCTCTGGCAAGACCGCGAGCGAATTCAGTCCCCGGTTGATCACCGTCGGCGAATACATATATGCGTTCGAAGTCTGCAAGCATTCTTGTGTAGTGCTTCTTCCAACTGTTAGCACCAGGAACACCGATGCAAGGAATGCCAACACAAGCAGACAGAGTGATCGTATCAAGTTCGCCTTCGCAGACTCCAATATAATCTCCTGCTCTATCTATATCTGTGACATTGTACATGTGTGTCTCTGCTCCTGTCAAGCCCATATACTTAGGCTCAACTGCAGGATTAAGAGAGCGAAAACGTATATCGACAACACCAGACTTAGTGGTATAAGGAATAGCAAGCCGACCAACATAAGCTTCATGACCAGGCTCCGGCTCCACGACTACGCCTAATCGCGCCAACCGTGCTACCTCTTGAGTTATGCCCCTGTTTTTTAGGTAGTCGTATGCCTGCGAGATATGCTCCGCGTACTTCTCGGCTGCTTGACCCAGTAATTCCTTCTGAGAATTTAACTGCTTCATGTATGGTCAGCCCTTCTTGTCTTCCAATAATTTGTAAACTGTTTCCAGATACTCCACATGCGAAACACATAAATATTTGCCGGTCGAGGTTTGCTGTACCCGACTGGTGTGTATCGTTGTGGAACGGACACTTGAGATTGACCTGTCCGGATGATCGGTTAATGCTTGCTCCATAATGCTCCAATACTGACTTGATCGATGGCAGGTCACTCAAATAAATCACCTAGCCTAAATACTATATAAGAATCTGCTATTGCTTTTCCTCTGGCTTTGATGACGACTGCTGGGAGGACTTGATCAGGTTGTAAATCTCTTGCCTTTGTATAATTTCCAGCTTCCGTTTGAGCTTCCTTTGTCCAACCAGAGAGGTCAATGCGACCTGATTGACCTGGGGCTTTGGCTTCGAGGATTCCGATTTGTCCGAGGAAGTCTTCATGTATGACAACATCTCCTTCGTCGTTACGTCCAGCCCTTGCCAAACGTTCTGCAGAATATCCACGAGAGCGGAAGTAATCTTTGATCTCAACTTCAAACCTTGCTCCTCTTTGCTTATGTGATTTACGGCTGGTCATGGTATGCCACCAAACTCATCACATCTCGATAAGCATAGATGAGACCTTTAGTATACTCGTGGTTACGAATTAACTTGTCACACTTCGGACACTTAACAAGGCCAGTAGCATCTTCTTGAAGAACTTCCTGATGTATGCGTAACTTCTGATTAAGAGAAGCTATTAACTCTTGACTATTCATTAGACATTCTCCGGTATATCATCTAGGAACATGTATTCAGGATTGAAAGCAACCCAAGTCATCAGAGTCCCGGCAGCGTCTGCTCTACCATATCTGTTCTTGACGGGGGCAACACACATTGAGGTGCCGACAACACCGAGCGTACAGATGAGCGCTGGAAGTTGAGCGACTTTACCTTGTATGGCACTGCGTGGTTGGCATGGAGTTCCTGCAACAGCCTCGGAAGTATGGTGTAATACAATGACTGCTGCGTTGGTTGCACGGGCAAGATACTTCAACTCCTTCATGATCGCACGCATAGAGGCGAACTCTTCTCCGCCATCTGTAGCTACGTCCATAAGATTATCAACAATGATACAAGTTGGAGGACAACCCCACAACTCTTCAAACGCACGGACTTCCTCATCAACATCTTGTAGTGTTGGACTAGAGTCAAAAGACCACACGATATGGCTGGACTTGGCCAGTGTAGCCTTAGTCCAACCAACATCAGTGTTAATCAGGTGCTCTACATCACCCTGACTTTTACCAGATATCATAGAGGCAAGACGCATAGCCATAGTATGTGCGTTGGTATCAGCACTAATGTAAAGCGTTGGGACTTTCATCTTCAACGCAAGTGCTAATGCCAACGTCGACTTACCAGCGCCAGGTGCAGCAGCGAACATAGAAACTTCGGCACGTCTGATGATGATTTGATTTGATTCAAAGGCCTTGAAGCAGGAAGGTAAAGGCTCACCACCAATGGACGCACGTCCTACTGACCTAACAAGCGTACGCATTTTCCTCCGTTAGTTAGCTGGTTGACATTGTTCTGGGCCTTGTGGCAAAGTACAGACCCACATCTTATACGGCTTTCCGTTCTTCTTGCTGATACCTTGAAGCAATTTGCGCGGCCCGTGTTTGCATGTAGGAGCGACTAAAGATTCCGCTGAGTTCTCCGGGGTTGGTGCGGAGTAACTGGACTGCGTTGTGCCTTGAGTTGAAGGCGAGGTCGCTAAAGGGAGAGTGATGTACGCACCCTGCAACAATCCTCTAACCGCAGCAATCTGTGGTGAGTAATCACCAATGCCTTCCAACAATACACTGAGTTCATCAGCGGTGTTGGCACGGACGTTGATCATATCTCCTGCTGGTCCCACCTTATATGAGACTTGTAATTTATAATCTTCCACGTTATCCTAACTTTCCTGGGTAAAATTGGCAATCCTGTGTGAAGCCACACATTGTATTGCAACTGTTTGTATTTGGTAAGAATAGTTTAGCTTGTCTAGCTTTGTCAAATATTTCTACCATGTATGAAATTCTTGGTAGATCAAAAGCATCAAGTGATATAAGATCACCAGTGCCACTTTGACGTGCCATGTAGTACGTGCCATGATTCACATTGACACCATACTGCAACTCAAGTCCAATCTTGTAGAACCCAAGTTGCAGTGGATTAGTAGGCTGGCGTGAGCCAGTCTTTAAGTCAACGATAACAAGTGTTCCATCAACATCAAACACTCTGTCGATGATCATCTTAACATCAACACCTGCTACCTTAGCAGTGATCGCAAGTTCAATAGCAGGTTCCCCATCTGGGGTTTTCCATATTTTCCATGCAGGATTCTTGGATCTCCATTGTGTGTAATCCTTCAACCACTCTGGCCCACTAGTGTTCCACCACTTCGCATCTTCCTTGTCAGGATTAGCTTTAGTGGCACGACCACCAACTCGTGCTGATGATAAGTCAGTTTCGCCTAGCGATTCAACCCAAGCTTCGTTCCAGTATTTCAGGAGGTCAGACATTATCTCGGTCCCACCTCTCTGCTGCTAAGTGAAATGCACTACCACCTATAGACCAGACCGAAGGTCTTTCCTTAAGTTCCATTATTCTTGATAGGTAGTATTGATATCCACAAGTTAGATACGTACTCATTGCTGAGTACGATATATGTTCAGGTATCTTTATATCTTTTATTATTATCATATATATTATTATATATATATAATTATTATAATGTCAATAATAATAATTATTGACTATAGTTATTATATATATTAATATAATAATATAAGTAACTATATATAAGGAGAAGTAAATGAATACAGAATTATATTATACAATTACGTTGTCATTACTGACAACATATTTTGTATTATCTATTATAGAATTTATTAGTTCCCTATTCTGGACCATCAAGGACAGGCGTATCGCTAAGCGAATCTCCGCTGAGCACGACCTAATCCTTCAACGCCTTGATCTGGTCAAGGGGAAGACAGCAAGCGCCTCAAAGAAGGGTCGTTAAAAGCCTCCATACGCCCCGTAGAGACGACAAAAGACCCCGGTCTAGGTATGATCCTAGCCGGGGTTTCTTGTTGCCTCAAATTACCAGTTTTCCTACTTAGTTCCAACACCTTCTTTTGCCTTCTTTGGACTAGCTCCCGCGAGGCCTGAGGCGATGATGGACGATAGGACAGCACGATAGTCGAGGTCGAAGTTCGTGGCTTGCCAGGTTACTAGGAACCCAGTGACTGCCAGTAGAACTTGCCTAGAGTTGAGATTCTTCTTCACGAAGATCCTTTCTTCTTAGGTTGTTTCTTCAAGCGAGCTTTAACCTGTTCCACCTTCTTTGGCTTAGGTAGCCAAGGGAACCAGTTACTGGTATCGTTTCCAGCTGTATCCTTTATAGATACATGCAGATGTTTGTAGTGTCCGTTGGACCCTTCATACTTACGCTCCCCTTTTTCGGGAGACCATATACGCCCACTGAAGATTAGATATTTGACCCGAGGGTCTTTCTTAAACAGTTCGTAAATAATGTGGCAATCCACCTTGCAACCTGGGTCATGGCTTAAATCAACAGCAAAGCCAGAGTTGTGGTCGGAGTTAGGATTTTGGTTTAAATGGGCCTTGCTTGGCAGCAACCCATCCGAAGCTTTGTTCCTCTTTGGGAACAGTGCTGTTGCTTGTCGCAGAACAGCAATCGCTGCCGGCTGTGCAACTCGTGCTAAAGGAATCATCGTTTCTCCAGTAGTAGTCGGTATATATCATCAACTCTATTCTCTAATCTTTCTAGTCGGGCAGTGTTCTTTGTGACGGAGTCCTTCATACTTGATCCGCCATTAGGACGAAGTTCCATTAGAAAAGATTTTACCATCCATCGGATTCCCATACTGACAGAAGCCAATACACCTAGAAGTCCAGAGACAAACATAATCCAATCTGTGGCACTCATCACACCGTCCTTACAGTAACTAAGAGAACTCCACCAAATCCGCTAAAGCGTTTGTCGGTTGACGTAACGTTGCGGAAATCCATTTCTTCGATGAGACCAATATAAGATTCACCAGTTCGGAAATCTTGGACTCGGATAGTATCTCCAAAGTTTTCTATATCTTCTAGTGTTGAGAGTCTATCAAAAGCTCTTCCATCGTAACCAACTTCGTTATTCAGGGAGTCAGACTCACGATCATAGCACATTAACGGGTACTGAATTAATCGTTGTCTTAGTACCGCTGGTAAAGCTTTAAGTTGGTAGCCAGTAAACAACGGCCCGTTTGCAGAGTTAGATGATGATCTGTTTAGGGTAAACTTAAAACCTAAGTACTGATGGGTACCGCTTGGGTATGGGATTCCAAGTTCGGATGATTGCGCACCTTGTGCGTAACCACCAATGTTGTATTCAGATCCATCTTCGCCTACTGATTGTACAGTAAAAGCTCCATCAGTTGTATCAATACGTGGAGAGATAAACTTAAATATCTTATCCTCTAATGTATTGTATCTAATGTATCCAGTCTGAAGATAGCCAGAAGAAATTTTATTGGTAGCAGCTTCAGAGTAAATGAATCCATCTACTGCACCACTCTTCTTAGTGGTAAAGCAAAGTCTATCTGTATTACCAAAGAAAGCACATGATGTAGTTACCTTGCCAGTTGTGGCCGGGTAGTAAAGATCGAAGGAGTATGCTGGTACTAAAGTGTCGACAACATCGCCTAAGCTAATTCGTATAACTCCAGGTGATGTTTCTACGCCAGTAGCACACCATACATAAGGACCTCTTGCAGCAAAATCATAACAAGGTTGACCAGTTTCAACTACTAACTTGCCGTAAGTAATGTTGCCATCTGAACCTACGGTTCCAAGACGTATGCCTCTGCTAGTTCCTATAAGCATGTAACCTAAGTACTGGTATATCTTATAGATGATTTCTCCAGCTGGCATTTCAGCAGCAGTTGTAGCAAATGCCAAGGTCGGCATTCCACCATCTGTCTCTAAGGTAAACTTAATTATAGTTGATTGGATACCATTGTATCCTGATACATAAATTGCGTTACCTGATTCAGTGACAGCAGTAAAAGAATAAGCAGGTTCTGGATTGGTATAGATTTCAGTAGGTAAAATTGTAGATGACGGAGTAAGTTCATATATCTTATTATTTACGCAAAGGACAAGGCGTCCCTTAACATGTTCAAAGACTGCATTTATTACTGTTATGCCAGGTTTGTCAAACATTAATACACCAGCAGTACCAGAGTCTAAGGACAAAGCTTTCTTCCAAACCTGAAGCTTGCCTCCAACGCTGTCGTTGGTCACCCAGTATGCTGTTGTGCCATCATCGCAGATCGCATAAACCTTGTCATTAATCCCAGCGTTGTAATCAATAAAGTGTACGGGGTTAAGAGGATCATTTACTTTGATCTTATCTACATCGTACTCATCATGTACCAGAGTGCCATCGTAAGTAATACCACTAGTGGTCCATCTAATGGAACGCGTGTATTGAAATGGTCTTAGGTTTGTGTTTAGATCTCCGGTAATAGTGTGACCTGGAGTTGATTCTCTTAGTAGCGTTGCCTGTCCCTTGGTCCAAACATCTAGACCTTTAGACTCAGTATACTGAAAACGTAAACTCTCATCTTGCGCTGGCTCAAAGTATTTAATACCCTGTCCTAGGTGGAAGGAAGATTGGCTACGAAACCACCAACCAGTGAGTG